GACAGCTATGTGAAGATAGCGGATTTATTCACAACGAGGCACATCAGCCGTTTTATGGCGAGATTATACTTGTCATTCAGAAAGGAAAGCTCATCTATACAAGGAGAAGTGAAACTATGAAGTAACTAAAACGTATTAAATTAATAATTGTAATCCCATTGGAAAAACCAAGCGATGATAGATTGTCGTTTGGTTTTTTTTATTATTTAAACAGAAAAAGGAGTAAAAACATGGAAACTCTTATAAAACAAGCACTCAAGGCATTAGGACTTGACGAGGCTCTATGGACGAAAATTAGCGTAGCGTCAGAATCTGAAATTGAGGGGGCTGTTAAAAAACTCGCACGTACCGAACGTGAAGAAAAAATCAAACAAGCACTTAAGGACAAAGGGCTTGATAGCGATTATGATAAACATGTTCAATCTCTAATTGACCAGCGTGTTACTGAAGCGTTAAAAACACAGGCTGAGAAGTTGGAAGCCACTCGAATTGTGGAAGCTGAAGCAAAACGCATAGCCGATGAAAAAGCGGCAGAAGAAGCAAAAAAACTGAAAGAGGCTGAAGAATCGAAAAAAGCTGGCGGGGGTGAAAATAAAGAAATAACTGAAATGAGAACATTACTTGCGGAAGCTGTTACTCAAATTAAGACTTTATCCGACACCGTTGTTAGTCTGAAGGGTGGAATAACTGCAAGTGCAACCGAGCAAATTATCAACAATGCAATCAAAGAGGCTGGATTGACTCCAAACTGGGCGAAATTTGTTACCGAAACGGAACCTGAAAAAATCAGTATTCAGATTGCCGGACTCAAGTCTACCTACCTCACTGAAAAGCAGATTGAAAATGATAAGCTGATTGCTGCTGGCGGTATTCCGGCGAGAGGTGCACCGGGTGAGACTTTTTCAGATCAATTAATTGCTGACTTCGCAAAAACACAGGGCACAGAAGTAACAGAAGTTGGCGGGCTTGCCTCAAAACAAGTTTTATCTGGCAAGAAATAACAAGCACTACGAAAAGGAGTGAATAACATGAGTTTATCAAATAACAATTTGGAAGTAAAATCAGATTCTGGAACTCGGTATGACCCCGTGTTTCAGAGCATTTTCGAGGACATTCCCGGTGGTATTACGATTAAGTCAGCGGAGTTTCCGACTGATTTAATTGTTCTTGGAGCCGGTACGATGATAGGTGCATCAGATACAGCCGGACTTTACAACCTGTGCAAGACAGCCAAATCAACATCAACACAGTCGGCATCTACGAGTGTGTTGGTTGTAGCGAATGCGAAATATAAATCACTATTTAAAGCCGATGAATATATTGCCATTTATGGACAAGCGACAATCTCGACAATTACTTCGGTAACACACACTGCTGCCGTTACTGATACGATTGTCGTTGGAACGGCTCTCGGTGCATTGGCAACTGCCAGTATTATTATAAGATGTGCTGCAGCCGCTACTGTTGTGGCAGCCGATACCACAGCCGGACAATATACTGCGGTTGGCTTCACAAGAGATGTTATAAAAGTTAGAGAAGATGATGGCACGACTCTTTATAATGTAAATGTTGGCGCAGTCGTTAGAGGCACAGTTAACGAAGACATGCTTCCCTATGTAGTGGACGCTAATCAGAAGAAAAATCTAACTGCTCGTATGCTTTTTGCATAACAACAATTAAATATTACATATAAAGGAGGCTGTTATTATGAAAAATTCTCTATTACAAGAGATTAACAAGAAATCAATGGGAACCTATCTTCTTAATCTTAAACCACAATTATGGTATTATCCCGATTTTTTCCCAGCTGAACCGGTGGACGAATTAAAATATGAGACACTTATCGGATCGGAAGGAAGACCGGTAGCTGCTGATATTGTGGCATATAATTCATCCGCTCCGCTTAAAAGACGTGAAGTTATTGACAAACTGACAGGCACAATTCCTGCACAGAGAGTCAAACGTCTCATGGAAGAGACTGATTTGAATACATATAATCAGTTGAAACGTATGGCTAATCCTAATCAGCAAAAACTTCTTAAAATCGTATTTGACGATGTTGGTTTTGTGCATAAATCAGTAAGAGGCAGACTTGAATGGCTCGCTTTACAGATTTTATCATATCCGACATTATCATTGTCAAAAACAACGAATAACGGAATTATAACCGAATTGGCTATCGATTTTCAGATGCCTGCCGCAAATAAAAGACACGTTGCTGTCGTGTGGAGTGCAACCGCCACTACAACTACACCGATTACTGATTTTATCAATGTTAAAGCGGCCGCAACTGCTCTGGGTATTACTCATAAGTATGCTTTAATGAATACAACTCAGTTCAATCAGTTTGCAGCTTCGACTGAGACCAAAAATTTCTCGTACGGTATAATCTATGGTGGATCAGGTGGAATACTTCTGACTCCTACGCTTGAACAGATCAACACGATGCTTGTGACTCGTAAACTGCCGACTATCATTATAATTGATCAGTCAATCACGATTGAAAATTCGAGCCATGTGCAGACTACAGCTAATCCGTGGAATACTAACTACGTTACATTTATTCCCGATCTGAATGTAGGTAATATGTTATTCGGCCCGATTGCTGAAGAGACTAATCCACCTAAACAGGTTACTCAAACTAAAGCCGATGGTATTTTGATTTCCAAGTACTCGGGTGTTGACCCGATTTGTGAATTTACGAAAGGCGAAACAAATGCTTTCCCGTCATGGCCGAGAGTAAGTGAGTGCTTCAGTCTTTATGTTGCTTCAGCATCAGCATGGGCATAATCACATGACGAACCTTGAAGCGCTTAAAGCACTGACTGAATATCGCGGTGAGAATGATAATTTGTTTACCAAGACGTTACTCGATAATGGGGTAACGTCTGGTGGCACTTATGCCGCTACCGATGAGCAAAGTATCGACATGACTCTTGCAGATATATATATGACACTTGCAG